TTGATCGCGAGTGACGGGTTGAGGTTTGAACTTGGCAGTTGTTTCGGCTGCAATCTGGTCGACAGTTGGAGTTGCGTTGTACTTGTCGTAATAGTCATGGATAAACTCGACGGCTTTTCGAAAACTCGGATCGAAATACTCTGCCCTGACAATCGATTTGCACAATGCAAACGTGTCAGGAGAAGAGATGAGATATTCGATTAGGAGTTTTTGCTTGTCGTTGGTTGTCTTCATGTAACCTTCCTCAATAGCCTCAATTATAGAGGATACTATTGGGGTTAGTCAACGACGTAGACGTGTGGGTAAGCGGACCGAATGATACTTGGAGCTGCAAACGCCTCACCACCAGCATAAAGAAGTTCTGGTTGTGTTTGGTTGATTGTTGCAATGTCGATATACTTGTTTACAACCCTATCAACGATTGTGAATGGTGGCGTACCAAGCAAAATAAGGTTTTGGTTTGGTGTTGTGCCCAAAGATGGGAACAGGAACTGCGAACCGTTTGCAACCATGTTGGCAGCAAACACTGCTGGTGCAAGTGGTTGAGTGACAATGTTGAAACTGCGCACTGTATATTGTCGACCGTTGAGGAAGACCTTTGAAGCACCAACCCACGGAGACGTCAACGATGGTTGATTGTCAACACCAACATAGTCAACATTGACAATTCCGCCCGGAACGTTGACGCTTCGGTATTCGACAGTGATGTCAAGAAGAACTGACGCATCGGCTGTTGCAATCGTCAGCTCGCCGTTGTTTGTAAGTTGCATTGTTTCTTGTGCGACCACTGTAGGAGTGCCCACGTCAGGGTTGACTGTGTTGGCAGACGAGAACGCCAGACATTGTGCTTGTCCTTTTTGTGGAGATGCAAACTCTACTTCAACGTTGTTGAGATCAATGATGCGTACCTCTAATGGGTCGGCTTCTTGCAGCACGTCCTCACCATCCACTTGGACTGTAATGAACACTTGAACACTTGGCTTGTTCGCAAGGTTGTGTTCGATTGCCCAAATGGTGTTTTCGATTGGTTGTTCGTGTAGATAGAACACACGACGCTGAGACCAGTCTTGAACATTTGGAAGAGACGGTGGAACCGATGAGACTTTGTTTGCCTCGGCGGTTGTTATAACCTTGTGCAATTTTCCAGGACACGTCTTGGTGATGATGCAACGTTGGATAATGTCAAGACCGTACTTGTTCGTGGGTACACGTATCTTACGTTTGCACACGTCGCACTGATAGACAGCCTCGCCACGAACGAGAATTTGGCGTTGTAAATCAGCTTGTCCGACAAGTGTAGAACGTGTGACCATTTTTAAGCACCTACGCCTTCAAGGCTTGAAACGATTTCGATCGCTGACGTACGTTGAATGTATGCATCGTGCAGTCCCTTGGAGATTGATGCTGGACGTGCGGCGATTGCTGACTTGTAAATCTCAACTGTGCCTTCAGGATTGGTTGGATCGAAGGGGATCAAAGCGATACCGTATGAGTCTGGTCCTTTTGGAACAACGTGAATAACAAGAGCGTGTTCTACTACAACACTGTTTGTCTCTTGGAGCTGTTCTTTCACTGATCCAATGACCCACTCACCCGAAATTAGTTTGAATTGTGCGACGTTTGACATATTGTTTTCCTTATAGTTATCGTGTAAACAGTTTACCGTATGGTGGGACGGCTGCCACGCGAACTGCGAAGTAGTAAGGGATGCCGTACAGAATGACCTCCGACTCGGAGATGATTCCCTCAACAAGGTTCTCACGAACGTACGTGTATTTCAACACGTCGGTAACGATTTCAATTGCCTTGTTGTTGTCTTCGAACTGCTCAAACAGAGCCTCAACAACCTGTTTATAGTTGTCGCTCGAGTTCGTTACTTCTTTGCTGTACAGGAATTTGTAGCCGTCAATCGGAAACACATAAAATGGCTCGTGGTCCTCGGTTGTCTCAGGTTCAGCACCAACTGCAAAGATTGCACGCTGACGCAGATTGTGAAACTGAGTACCAAACGCACGATTGAATGCCTCTGTAACTTCATCAGCATTCTTGCGTTGACGAACCTTCACGCGGTGAAAGTCACCGTAAGTTTTTGGCAACAGCTTATACAGCGGCAGCGCGGCAGATTCCCGGAGGAATTGCGAGCATTTCGCTTTTAGCGTCGTGGTTTCTCTTGCGCCAAACCCTGATGGGCTTCCAAGCAGTTCTTGTACAAGCATAACTACCCCTTTATTCGGGGTATTTATGACCGCAAATGCACGAGAGTAATCCCCTTTGAACAGGGGACTAGTTACTTCGCTGCCTGTGCTTCTTCCTTGGCCTTTTCCTCGGCGGCGATGCCCATGACTTGGTCAATGAACTCGTTACACTCTGCAATGTTTCTTTGCAGAAGGCAGCGAGGACCTTGCATCACCTCGTTGAGAAGGTAGGCGAACTCTGTTTCAATAATGTACGTAGAGTTCGGGCCGCTTGTCTTGCCTCGGAAGGCTCGATCGAGTCCACCTTTAGCCTTGTTGAAGGTGGTTGTAAGATATCGAACGACTTGTTCGACGTCCTTTTCTTTGGCTTGCTCTTTCTCTGCCATAAGAAAGTCCTTTTTGTTGTAGTTGAACAAACATCCGATAGGGGGATCAGATGCACCTGAACAAGAGTATATCGTGTTTCTCTAAGAAGGTCAACAGGTTGTGTTTTTCCGAGAGATATGCTAAGCTCTCTTAACGATTGTTTTACACTCGAAAATTAGAACAACACCCGAGTGGTCTAAATAGAACCACTTATAAGAACACAGAGAGCTGATGACATCTCATACTCACACGCCTCGAACGCACTTCGACCCAACAATCAAAAACGAAACAATAAGGAGAACAACAAATGTTCGTTGCACAGGAATTATCGCACGCACACCAAGTATCACGCAAACCAACACAAGAATCTGAACCCGACAATCAACCACATACAACATTTGAGGAACAGTTACAAGAATTAAAGGACAAGCTGCAAAAGAAGTATAGGACAACATTCGAAGACAGCTTTTCCGAAGAAGTTTGGGCAGCAACCTACAAAGATCACAATGACCGCGACATCAACGACACACTATTTCGTGTAGCAGCTGGTGCTGCTTCTGTTGAAACAACCGAAGCACTAAGACTTGAGTGGACAGAAAAGTTCTACGATCTTCTAACGAGCTTCAAAGCCACTGCTGGTGGTCGCATCTATGCCAACGCAGGAACAGAGTGGGGTGGTACTACTCTAATGAACTGCTATGTTGGTCCTCGTGCTAATTACGATCCAGACAGTCTCGATGGAATCCTTGGACACCTACGTGCTCAGGCTCACACTTTGAAGTCTGAGGGCGGCTGGGGAGAGAACTTCTCCTATATTCGTCCACGTGGTGCGTTTATTCACGGAATTGGTGTCGAAACGCCAGGCGCCGTCAAGTACATGGAGCTATTCGACAAAACATCCGAGATCATTACATCCGGATCAGGTCGCAAAAGCACACACAAGAAGGCCAAAGGCAAAATTCGTAAAGGTGCCATGATGGGCGTTCTTGATGTTTGGCATCCTGATATCGTTGAGTTCATAACTGCAAAACAACAGTCTGGTCGTCTCACAAAGTTCAACATTAGTGTGAACTGTACCGATGAATTCATGGACAAGGTTGTCAAACTGTTAAAGATGCAAGCTGATGGTGCATCACAAGAGGACATCGCCAAAGACGATGTGTGGAATCTTCGATTCCCCGATACAACCTTTGCAAAGTACAAAGCGGAATGGGACGGTAACATCAAGGCTTGGGAAGTAAAAGGATATCCTGTCAAGGCCTACAACACAATCTCAGTGTTGTGGCTGTGGAATCTGATTATGGAGAGCACATACAATCGAGCAGAGCCAGGTGTTCTGTTCCTCGATCGTGCCAATTACTTTCTGCCACTGAACTATGCTGAGACAGTGTTCGCTACAAACCCATGCGGCGAGCAAACACTTGCTCCTGGTGGTGTGTGTAACCTTGCTTCGTTGAACCTGACACAATTTGTCAATGAAGATCGTTCGGGATTTGATCTGAAAAAGGTAGAGAAGTACACACGAATTGTTGTTCGCTTCTTGGATAACATCAACGACCTAACCAAGGCACCGCTCCCTGAATACGAAGTATCAATCCGCAAGAAGCGTCGTATTGGCGTCGGTATTCTTGGGTGGGGTTCTGCCTTGTACATGCTCGAAACGAAGTTCGCTTCTCCTGAAGCCAACAAACTTCGTGATGAGGTAATGGGAACGATTGCACGCACGTCATACATGGCGTCAATTGATCTTGCTGAAGAAAAAGGAATGTTCGAGTACTGCCAACCAAAGTGGCACGTCGCCGGACCCTTTGTCAAAAGTCTTGATCTCCCTGCTAAGTACATGGAGAAACTTGCAACAACAGGCATTCGTAACAGTTCACTGTTGTCGATTCAACCAACAGGCAACACGTCTATCCTTGCCAATGTTGTTTCAGGTGGACTCGAGCCTGTGTTCATGCACGACTACATTCGTACAGTAATTGTTGGTCACATGCCAGAAGAGCTCGCAGACGTCACACCAAAGTGGTTTGAAGGTGAATGGCACGAGACAAAAATGTTCAAGTTTGCCAAAGAGGGCGATGAAGAAATCCTTAAAGGCAAGCACACTGATGGTACAACGTACAAGATCGACAAGAACAGAGGCCTTACAAAAGAGGTTCTGTGTGAAGATTATGGTGTTCGCTACATGAAACGGCTTGGTGAATGGGATGGACGCTTTGCATGGACAGCCACAGCAATGAGCATGAATGTTGAGGACCACGTGAACGATCTAACAGGATTTGCTCGTTGGGTGGACTCGGCAATGTCAAAAACAGTCAACGTTCCACACGACTACTCGTTTGAAGACTTCAAGAACATTTATCTCTCTGCTTACAAGTCACAATATGTCAAGGGTGTCACAACGTATCGTACAGGTACGATGACAGCTGTACTGTCAGCTAAGGAAGAAAAGCATGCTACGTGCTTCGACGAAGAGATTATTCTCGAAGATGTTAGACTTCCTGATAGTGCTCCTGCTACAATGAAGATCCTGAAAGCAGAAGGACGTAAGTGGTACCTGACTGTTATTTGGAATGAGCAGGTAACGAGACCATTGGCTTTCTTCGTTCACACAAACAGCCACGAAAAGGGCATCACAACAACCGATGCGGTTGACGTGCTCGTCAAATTGGCACGCAAGAAAGGAATCCCAAGAAAGCACATCGACACAGCTGTCGACAAAATGAGTGTCGATAACAACCCAACAAAGATTGCTCGAGCAATTTCCTTGAATCTTCGTCACGGTGTCCTAATCAAGAACATTGTGGCAGCGCTTGACAAGGTCGATGGAGCACACGTTGGATCGTTCTTGTTTCAGATCAAGAAATTCTTGTCTTCATACATCAGGGACGGTGACAAGGTCCAGGATGCTATCTGCGAGGGCTGTGGATCTTCAAACATTGTGTACAGTGAAGGCTGTATGAAGTGTGCGGATTGTGGCTCGAGTAAGTGTGGCTAATTTTGCTGTAGCCAAATCACCTAAAAGTAAGCTATAATGGGATAAATAGCTGATTATAGGAGATACCATGAAGCTGGCAGAAGTTACCACCCCCCAAGGACTTGAGCGCAACGTGCCCGTCGTTGACCGACCATCTTACAAGGTGTTCGTCGACCTCGACGGTGTGCTTGTTGATTTCGACAAACAGATGGACAAGATTGGTTTCCCACGCCACGCTGTTGAGAACGACAAGAAAGCAAAGGCAAAGTTCTGGCAAACGGTGGGTTGGATGGCAAAGCAAGGCAAGCCGTTTTGGGGTACTATGGATCCAATGCCTGATGCGCATGTTCTGTGGAACCACATCAACCGATTCACACATCCCGAGATCCTATCCGCAACAGGACACGTCGGCAATGCAACGGAAGAGAAACACGACTGGGTCAAAAGACACCTCGGCGTTGGTATTCCAACACATCTCGTGCGTAAAAGCTCTGATAAAGCACAATTCGCCGCGCCAAATCACATCCTAATCGACGATCGTGCGAAGTCCATTGAACCATTTGTGGCAGCCGGTGGTATTGGCATTCTGCACAAGAGTGCTGCTGATACGATTAAGAAGTTGGAGGAGTTGGGACTATGAAGCTTGCCGACATCTTGACGGAAACACACATGGACGCATTCACATCACAAGTAGAAGACCTCTTGTGGCGTGAATATCAAGAAGATCCACTCCTGCCGGCAGCTGGTGAGTACCCTACCGATATGGACGATGAAGACTACCTCGAGTTCGAGGAACACGTGCGTGATGTTGTAAAATTTGCACAACAACGTCGCATTCACAATGCACGTAAAGCGATTGCAATGTACACTGACGAGATTTCAAAGCAGCAAGAATATCGTCGTACGCTCCACTAACATGAAAGTCAGTCACATTCTCCGCGAAGGGTACGAAGCATTTGTTGTCGACGACGCTACCCGCCAAAAGCTCGCAAAGGTGTTTCCACCTAAGTATCCAGAGTGGATTGGACACCACATCACAAACCGGTTTGGTGTTCAACGTGAAGAGAACCGTCCGTTTGGTAAGCCTTTCAACTTTGAAGTGATAGGATACGCCGAAGACGATGGGATTGAAGCGCTTGTAGTGTCGCGCGACGGAAGTCCAAAGCGTCCTGACGGGAAGGTCTACCACATCACTTGGTCTTTGGATAGAGCGAAGGGTAGAAAGCCAGTCGACTCGAACAAGGTCATTGCCGAGAAGGGCTATACGTCTGTACAGCCTATCGCCTTTACGGCGCCGTTGGAATATCTGAATTAGTCTTCGTCGTCGAAGGCGTACCGACCACCGATTTTACTGAACGTGCTGTAGTTGCTGTCATCTTCTTGCTCAGCAACACATTCAGCCCAGTCTTGCAGATTGTCAAATCTGCGGTTCTCGGTAGGATCGAACACCGTTCCATCTTCCGAAACTTCAATCCCGTAAAGGTCAATCAGTTTCTCGATGGGGAGCGAACGAACGTCATTCAACACTCGAGGTTGAGTGCTTGAGACGTGATGCCTGCTCATTGGATCTCTCCTGTGCACAACATGGTTACTTAAAGGACGTGATTACGCTCACAATTTGTAGGAATTGTTGAAACGCTTTGGCGATTTCAACTTTGCGATTGAGCTCCATCATCATTTCGTCAATACGTTGCATATCGACAAGATCGAGCGCCAATTCTTTGTACTCTGCTTCCGTTAATTCACCAGCTTGGAACTGCTCTGTAAATTCTTGAAGCAGCGTTGCTGTTTCTGCAATGATAGGATCAGGGTTGGTCTTTTGGACGTCAAACGGTTTCATTCTTGAAGGTCTCCAATGACAGGCAGGGCACGCTTCAAGCTGTTTTCAACGATTGTCAGCTTGCCTAAACAATAGGCTGTGGAAGGCTGTCCGCTCTTAGATGTGTAGGCTTTTTGCAGCTCTTCGAGGTTAGCACGAACAAGAGTTGCGGTCTCTTTGAGCTCACCACGAGCTGGTCTATAGGACGTATAGATTTCGATGTTTCTTGCACGGTGGACCAGCTCATCACTAATTGCTACCATTGCCAATGGCTCCCCACACCAAGTGCGTGCGCGCTGAGTCCACGTTGTGAGCTCAACAAAGTGGTTGTACTCGATGTTGTCAAACTTCGGAACCGCACAACCTGACAGGGTTAGGGCGAGGACCGAAATAGCAAAAAGTTTCTTCATGGACGATATTTATGAACTGCTTAGGTCTCGTCGTCAAAGCCGTCAGTTGTGAACCCAAATGTGCCACCCCTTTTGCTTGGGTTGGGTTTTTCGGCCATCTTGCGCAGGCGTGTAGCAGCAGCCGCGAGATCTTGACCAAACACTTCGACTGAAATAATCAGTTCTTTGATGTGGGCAATTGAAAAGTCCTTTGTGTCTTTCACCCAACGAGCGATCTCTGTAGAATCGCTCCAGCCCGCAAGACGTTTGTTTTTTGCGAGCAGGTAGGCTTTCCGTGCTGATGCAGACGGCATACCGATCTTTTTGACGATGTCAAAGCGGCTTGGTCTATTGACAAAGCGTGGATCGAGTCTGTCTGGATAGTTTGTTGTGGCAACGAAGACAACGTTGTCGATTTGAAGTTCGCCGTCCATGAGAGCGAGCAATTCACTCTCACCATACTCGTCGATGATTGCGTCGATGTCTTCCAACATGATGACGATGGGACGTGCTGGTTCAACTTGCCTCAACGATTTGAGAGCTCGAGCAGCAAGGTCAGGATTTGTAACGTAAACGGAAACACCACCTTTGTCAACAATGTTCTTCGAAATGATTTGGAGTGTTGATGTCTTACCGCTACCAGGAGGACCCCACAGCATCACACCACGCTTCCACAGATAGCCAAACTCACGAAACTTTGTTTCAAGAGTCCAAAATTTCTCAATCTCTGAGATCACTTCTGCGGATCGAGAGTCAGGCAGGATCATCAGTTCGTCAAGGTTGATGTCTTCTTTGCGGAAAAAGATACCGATGTTGTCGTTGACGTCAACGGTGTATTGACCAGGTGGTAGTTGTTCGACAGCCTTCTCGCAAGCACTATAGTTGCGCCCACCATAGACAGCCCACATGCGACCGTCTTTGATGCCGCTGTCGTCTTGCTCACTTGCCTCCGCACGAGGATTACGGCGAGCTCGAGTTGTGCGCGATTCACGCCCACGGCGTGATTCAGATTTTGAAATCAGGGTTGCCAATTCTTCGATCTCACGCAGTTCGCTCTTATCACTCATTGTAATGACCCTTGGTGTAGTTGGTGAGGATTTCTTTTAGTTCGGATATGTAGACTTTACGTCTTTCACCTTCATTTGACAACAACTTTTGATATTCCTTCAGTTGTTTTTCACCCTCGGTGATTCGCTCCTCGTTTTTGACTCTTTCCTCCTCCGTGAAGCGATACACGGGTAGATCAGCAATGTAGTCGAGGTTGACAATCTTCAAGTCTTTTAGCAGCTCTTTCAGTTCGGAACGTGATGCGGTCTTTAGTGCCACAGCACCAACTTTGTGCTTGATAGCAGCACGAATGTCATAATAGCGTTGCAAGTCAATCTGCAACAGATCGCGTAGACGTTCATAGCGTTTGACATACCAGCCAAGTCGCCAGTCGGTGAACTGGGTGATCAGTTCGGATGGAGATGGGCTCCAGATTCGCTTACCGTCGAAGTCAAGAACGTTGAGAATTTCACCATAGCGGACGATGAGGCCAAGCGTCTTCAACACTTCATCCTTGTCGTATCCACGAAGGTTGCCCTTTTTGAACTTGACAATGATGTCGATTTTGTTCTTCGAACGGTCAGTGTAGTCGATCACGACACCTTTCTCAATCAGGTTGTCGAGATTATTGACGAATGTGCCATGAAGCATGGCGTAGGGAAGTTGTGTGACACGAATTGTCACACCATCAATCTCTTCGTAGTCGCCTTTGAAGTAGTAGAAGATGCTCCGATCGCCTTCTTCACGCTTATACGCAGCGTTCTTGAGAGGGAGAAACTTCGGTGTGGGATCAGGAACCTTCTTCGATCCTGTCAAATGTGCAATCTGAGCAACAATGATATCCTCAAGGGAACGAGGCAGGATGTCCGTCTTGAATCCCACAACAATACCTTCTGATGGGTTGAGCAGAACAAGCGGAACGAGCGGAAGAAAGTGAACAGGCTCCTCAAGTGAGCCGTCATAGTTCTCACGCATTGGGATCACTTCGACGTCCTTGAACACAACATCCTTGGAGAACTTGGATACTGTGACGCTCGTATAACGAGCAGCACCAAACGCCTTTGGTTCAAGCAACGTTCCAAATGCTCCATCACCATGGAACAACGGAAGGTTGTTCATGTACGGACCAGCAAGTGTGTTGATTGCACCCTCAGGACTATCGTGAGGATGGATAGGCATTGTGGCACCAGCCAGTGTGGCTGTTTTGTGCTTCTTACCATCACGTCCTGTCCACAACGCTCTACGACCAGCGGCTTTGAGACCGTCAGTCACAGCTGGGATGGCACGCATCTCCAGAATATACAGCGAGTAGTTGCGTCGCTGTTCGTTGATGTAGCTTGAAGATTGTGGTTTTGCTTTCGCTGTCATCATTTATACCATGTAAGGAATGCCCAAGCGAAGTGCTTCTTGCTTGTGCGTTCGCTTAAGGACTTCTTTGATGTTCATCGGCCGATATCCTGTGTGCTCAACGCACATATTGATGTGCTTGTTTCCAGGGACAAGATGGTTGTGAATATGTCCATGTACGTTATAGCATCCATCAGGAACGTTGGTTGGGTCAAGCGGATAATGAGTGAACAGCAATTGATACTCGAAATCAACGTCTTCGACGTTAAGAACAAAGCACAGATGGCGTTCATTAAAGGCCAATTCGTATACACGACCATCACGGTGGATGTCGTGATTGCCAACAATTTGGATCTTGTAGCCAGGTAGTTGGTTGAGGATGTGGTTGATGTCATGCTCTTTCATAAAGCCGATGTCCCCACCCCAAATCACGATGTCATCGTGTTTGACGACGTTCTGGTAATTGCCCATCAGACACTGGTCCATCAAGCGACGGTCCGGAAAAGGACGGTTGCAGTACTTGATGATGTTTCCGTGTCCGAAGTGGATATCGCTCCAAACATGAATGTTTGTAGCACCAAACGGATCGAGGCCGACGACACGAGGCGTCTCACCTTCCGCAAGGAACGTCTTGATCTGTTTCCAATGATAGATCTCCCGCACCTTTGGAGTAGTGCGGCCGTGGAACGTATCAGGCATGTTGAGATCTTTTAGGTACAGATCTCGTAGTGTTTCGTTTGTGTACTTCATAGTGTTAAATTTCCCATATCAATCGGGACATTATACAGGCAATCCTGCATAGGGTCAACAGTGGAGTTATACGGTAGTGAGCCACTCTTTGCGAGCGTCAGCGTCTTCACCGAACAACAGTTTGAGCGTTGGTGCAATTTGTCCATCGTCAACAATCGGGATCATTGTGTCAGTCTTTCCAGACAACACCATCTCCCAATCAGCAGGCACCATCGAGCCAAGTCCCTTGTAGTAGCGAACTTCATAGCCTTTGTACTTATCTTTGACTTTCTCATAATCGGAACGACGAGAGAAGTGGAGACGTTGTTTACCCTTGACCAAACAAATGTTGGGAGCAACAAGTCGATAGAGAATCGGTTCGTAGCTTTTGTCGAACAGTTCTGGCCAGAACTGAAAGAACAGATTGACCAACAGAGTGAAGATGTCATCGCCGTCATAGTCAGCGTCGGTAGCAATCACGATGCGTCCATAGTTCAACGCACTTCGAGTTGCCTTCTTGCCTGGTGTAAGACCGATGGCGGATAGAAGGTTTGTCACCTTGTCCATCTTCAAGACTTGTGCAGGTGTATTGCCATACACGTTGTTGATCTTACCACCAAGTTCGTAGGCAGCGGTTGTTTCTGGTTCTCGAGCTTCACTGATCTGGCTCTTTGCCGACGTACCTTCCGTAATCAGAATCTGACAATCGGAACGAACACGACTTGTTGCATCAAGCAGTCCAGACACACGCTTACGAAGACCCTTTTGGTGTTCCTCGATCGCCTTCTTGTTCTCTTGAAGGTGGTGACGTTCCGTTGCACGTTGCAGGACGGCGTCAAGCCATTCAGTGTTCTTCTTGGCAAACGCTTTCCACTGGTCTTGAACCATGCCACTGATCTCTTTACGGAGATCTGGACCTGTCAAGCGTGTTTTTGCCTGTGAATCGTACTCAGGGTTCTTCAAACGAACGTTTGCCAACACCAACAGGTCTTGGCGAACGTCGTTGCGTGTCACTTCACTCTTTTGCTTCTTTGCTTCTTTTTGGAGCTGTTCGATAGTCGAGTCGAAGAACGCATTGAAGAACTGTGTATTGCACTTGCCACCGTCGAACAAGAACGAGCTGTTCACCCAAGTGAACATCAACTCGTCAATGCTGTCACGCACACCAAACACAACGTAGAATTCACCTTGAATATGATCTTCGTTGATTGTGAAAACGTGATATGAACCTTTGGCAGAGATGTTCTCAACAACCTCTTCGATCCCTTTCTTGAAGCGGAACCGCTCACCGTTGTACTCAACAGTGATGTCAGGATTTGTCATTGCAATTTCAATGGCACGGTTGCGCATCAGCTCTTCTGGCAGAGCTATGTCTTTGAACACAGCTGGATCCAGCTGGAACGTGACTTCCGTACCCGTCTTCTGTCCTGCAACAGAACTAATCTTTGGATTGGATGCTTTGAGAGCACCATCAACGAATTTTTGGTGGTACTTCTTGCCCTCACGATATATCGTGACGTCGAAATCTGTTGAGCAATAGTTTGTACATGCTGCACCAACGCCGTTTTGACCAATCACACCAACGACTTTGTCGTCAAAGTTACGACCTGAACGAAGCTGTCCAAAGACAACTTCTGGTGTTGGCTTACCAGTTGAATGTTTGTCGATGGGGACACCACGACCGTTGTCCGCAACTGTGTACTGACCAGCTTTTGGATCGGCGTCGATCTTCAACAGCTTGATCTTCGATTTGATTTGTGCAAACTCGTCAAGAGAGTTGTCAATGATTTCACCAACTGCCTTGTACACGGCAGGAATAAACTCAACCTCCTTGATCTTAAACTTGTTACTCGACAAGTCGGGGATCAGATATTCGGCTGGGTGCGTGTTACCAAGATACACTTGCGTTCGCAAACGAACGTGTTCACGATCAGAAAGTGCCTTGATGTCTTTACCTGTGTATTGCTTATTGGCCATCTTTGGTCCTCTTTGTCCTTTGAAGGTTTTTCGTATCAATAAGAGCAGTTACATCTCTCAGAGCTTGTTGAAGAGCAGCATGGAGAGCGTGTACACCTGGCGTTGGAGCAACGCCATACGGAGAGATTGATTGGAGCTTTGTGATCTTGTCGAGAACAAGCTCCTGTTGACGATACAGCTGTGACGTCGACATAGTCGGCCACTGATCTGAACGTATTTCGGTCTCTGTTGCTATAGGATTATTCGTATCGGTAATCATCTTCGTTATGTGATTCTTTTAGCTCCAATCCAACTGTCCATTTGATTCTGTTTTTCCACGCAAAGAATCGCTTTGCGTGTCCCATCACTGTGTGATGTTGATGTTCCCATGCATGAACCATTTCGTGAAGCAAGATTGTCAAGAACAACAACCGTGAAGGGAACGAACGTTGAATGCGAATGTTAACACGTCCCTTGTTCTTCGTGTTTGTTTCTGCCCATGCAAAACTATCACGTATACCCTTTATCTGAACTTTGACTGGTTTGTGCAGTCTACCATAAAAAACGGCAGCGTTCAACACTCCCCACCAATACCGAACAAGGGACTCAGTAGGCTTGATAGGTTTCTCACCTCGGTTCCTTAGATGATCCTTTACGAACACGCGCGCTTCTTCGTGAGTCATTTTTGTTCTTCTTTTCACAATAGAACTTGATCCGCAACGCAGCTTCAAACGACTCGTACGTGTGTGTTCGAATCGTCATAAGTGTGTACATCTTACCGTACTTCATAATTGCCTCATTGGGATCCTTACAATCTCCAATGTCAGGCGTACTCACAGACCAACCAAGCTCAAGAGCTTGTTCTGCAAGTAGGTATCCATCACCATAACGATCTGGAATTACAACTTTTGGTCGACGGCTCTGGTTGAGCCAGTAAATCTGGTGGGGAGTCATTTTGTTACCGAGAACTGCCACGCCTTCTAGGTGCCAAGCGTCGAACCAACCTTCGACAATATATAGTGGTTCGTCAGTCTCCGCAAGAATCCGCTCGTACCCATATAGTACATTTTCCCTGGAAACCTCGGGACTTAGGTACTTTTTCTGGCGAATCCCCGTGAGATCCCGCCCCTGAAAGAAGACCAATTTGCCATCCTTGTACATTGGAATGACCAATCGACCGTACCAACGTTTGGAACTGGGATGGGACGCTTGTCGTCCAATATAGAACGGATGTAGCTTCCAATCAATTCCACGTTCGTCACGTAGATACTCAATTGCGTACTGGTCAAACTCGTCACCGTTTTCAACAAGAGGTGTGATGTAGGGAGGCAATTCAATGATTGCAGGTTCATAGTTTTGACGATTGATCTTTGGTGAGCCAACCGCAAAACCAAATTCTGATTTAGCTGCTGCAAAGACTGCTGGTTGCCAGTCTTCTTTCTTGAGACCAAACGCCTCGAGTGCGATGGTCATGTCTCGTGAGAGAGTTTGATGTCCGGATGTTGGATCGAACAGTGCTGTGTGTCCACAGTTGAAACAGTTGTAGCCAACTGTGCCACCGTCAAAGCGGAAGCCAGCTCGTTTACCTTTGCGTCCGTGATCGTTACACACTCTACACAATACAGCATACCACCCTTGACCGTTTGGTCTTGGTGGCAGTTGAATATGTTGACGAACTACTTGTTCAAGTGTGATGTGATCCATAGGGCTGTAAGAAGTTTCTCCTACAGCATACTACAATGCACCGGGAAGGTCAACTTTATGGGGACAAAGTCTTCCGTTTGTGGGATTGTTTGATGCCTTTACCCTTGTCTGTTTCCAACGCTTTGATCATACGATCAAGACGTTTACGGATCTCAGGCGATTGCATCCACAAGTCTTCACCACGGATGATACGATCGAATTCATCCTCTGTCAAAAACGGTACGTAGATTTTTCTTGACAAGGCAGCGAACCACTTCACAGTTGCTTCCAACTGTGCAACCAGTTCCTGTCCTTTGCCAAGGATACCACCTTTGAAGTTGTGGAACATCATCATGCAGTGATCATTGACAACCATTTCATCACCAGCAAGGAAGATCAAAGTGCCAAGTGAATATGCCATGCTTTCGAGAACAGTGACAACCTTCGCTTGAGAATTTTGCATTGCGTTAATAATTTGAATCCCTGTTGCGAGATTACCGCCAGGAGTGTTGAGGTGGATAAAAATTACGTCTGCTGGTGAAGCGACGTTGATACGGTGAATCATGTCGGCGTATGCATCAGGCTCCGCAATCTCTTCGCTGAGATAAAAGTGAACGTGTTGAGCGGTGAACTGTTGTTCGTATTGTTGAAACGGTTTCTTTTTCAGATGAGGAGGAATCAGTTGCTTCTCATCTTCGTCTTCACCATTACGGCCTGGTCTGTACGTGTAAGTAAAGTTCATACGCTCTCCTGTTGGTGTGAGTGTATTTATTGTGGCGTGCTGTCGGGAACGGAATTTATCCGCGTGAAAAATAAGGGGAAAAAGAAGTAGACGTTCGTAAGAAAACCGAGTACAGTGAGTGCTGTGTAAATAAGGCTTGGAGGAAAAACCATGAAACTTGCAGATCTCAAACGGTTGACCGAGACAACAAATGAGTACGTTGTCTTTCAAGTTACCAGTCCTAAAACCGACAAGGTTTACTACGGCTATACCATCGGACGTGATGTTCGTAAAGCGTTTTTAGCTGGGGCAGAACGTAGCAATGAGCCAGATCGTGGAGACGTTCGCATGATGATGGCCGCTGGTGATGACATTGAGGGTCTTCGCTTCAAACTCCTTGATGTGTTTGACGATGAACTGACTGCCTTCATGGCACGCAACGATGCAAGAGCAGGCGACGGTCAGTCGATTACGGGACCAACAAACTTTCCTACAGCGGTGTTTCAACGTGCAAAGGCTCTTGACCCTGAGCGAGTCAGGAAGTGGAAAATCACAGGCGACATCAACTCCGCAACCGCTCGTGAAGCCATGGGTGATGAGTTCAAAAGTGTTGCTGCATACACATTCGCCGACCTGAAACAACTTACTACACAACATCCAGAGATCAAGAAACAACTGACAGCAGATCTCGATAAGCTGTCCTATCCTCAATTCAAAACCAAGTATTTTCCCGACCGTAAATAAAAAGAAAGGGCGCCGAAGCGCCCTTTCCGTCGACTTTGGTTACAAGGCTCTTCAAACCTCGGTTGAGTGACCTGCCGTTAAGCAGCAACTCCGTAGAGTGCCTCAACATCATACGCCATATCGTTTGCGTTTACGTTTTTCGCCGATTACGTCGGTCGACTCTCGCACTGTCCACAGCCACTTTGTTCGTCAATCGATCCCAGGTCATCCCCATTGAACTACTTTTGGTGGAGATGGGGAGAATCGAACTCCCGTCTTGTCCGCCGCCGCAGTGTCTCTTTCTGCTTACGCAGTTTTTACAGTGGTAAGGTATTTATACAGCAAAACAATAAAAAGGTCAACGTCCACCACTACGAATCTGTTCATCAATTCTCTGCTTCTCGGCGGCCGTGCGGCTTGCCACGACCCTTTCGTACTCTTCGTCGGTCATGTAGCTCTTGATGAACAAGCTGTCGATATAGTCAAACAGCGGATGAAATTCCATAGGAAAGGTATCACGATTTCGCATCTCAAGTACGTCGAACTCAATACGAACACCATCACGCTCAGCCCAATAACGCGTGATGCCGTATGGTTTGCCGTGTTCCGATTTGTTGAGGACACCGAACTGCACGATCAGCCTCCCTTTGCGCCTTTGTTCTTGGCCCAGTTCAAATCAAGATCCTCACCATACTCTTCGGCGATGCGGATTTGTTTCAGACGATCAGCCAATCTTGGAAGCTTGGAGACATCCAAGTTGTCAACGTCGTACGACAACGTGATGTGAGGCTTGTACTCAGGATAGTCGAACGTTGCTTCGTGTTCTTTCATCAACGACTTGTGACGACTGACAAGCTCAGGGCAGTCATATTGAAGGATCAGACACTTTGTCTTTGGACCGTTCTCGCCGTTCGTCTCCCACACTGTGAAATCACCAGGCGTAGCAGTCCACGGAGGAGTGATCTTGCCAGCAGGCTTGTAGTTCGGGAGGTATTTGCGGCTGTATAGAACAGTTGTGTGCAGCTTGTCCGGACGAATAGCATTCGGGATTTTGTTTTCCTTCATGTACTCGTGAAGAGCCTTGTTCGTCTCCGTGTCAAAACGGACACCAGAGTACGAGCCCTTTTGTTGTTTCTGTTCTTCAAGTTGTCTTACTAAATCACGTAGCTTCATTCTTTTTCTCCTTAGCATATTTCAAAATCACTTCTTCGCTAATCCTGTAAGCCAGGACAGCTTGTTGGTCGTAGTACTCGATCGTCATGTCGACGATCTTCTCGATCTGTTCACGAGTGCAGGCAATACGAACTGGAATCATTCGCTCCTCAATCACACCACCAGCTTGTGGCACCCACTTGCCTTTGGCGGGCGTGAGGATCGTAAGGCCACCAGTGATCTCGTAGACCTTTGCATCCCACACTCTGTGAAACCGTGTACGGATCGGGTTTCCGTTCTGGTGAAGCGTTGGTACAAGGATCTCCCACAGCTGTTTGGTATCACTCATCGTCGCCTTTCAATTCACGTTCAATGTGTTGCTTGCCGAGCTTGCGGTGTAGCTTGCTTGTCTGGCGTTTCCAAATGCGTTTGTTCTCACGAGCTTCCCGTTCGATCTCATAAGGAATTTCATCCTCGTGTTCAAACTTACGACGCAGATGTGCTTCGTCTCTTGTCTTCGGCTTGCTCATTTCAGCACCTTTTCGAAGCCCGTTAAGCCTTCCTTCAGTTTGTTCGGCTTGACAGCTTGCCCATACATCCAGTGTTTCGTTGTTTGAATATGCCCTTTACGGACATATTTACCGATCTTTTGGCGAAACTCTCTCATATGAAACCGTTCGTCAACCCTAATCACGTAACCTTCGCAAACGTGTTCTTTTTGCAGCTTGGCATACGCTTCGTCGATTGCCTTGCGGTCAAACGGTCCCCAGTAGATCCAAGGACAAGGAGTGACACCAATGAGATCGAACCATTCAAGCGTCGTTTTCCAGTCGAGGATGTGATTTGTTTCATCCCAAACAGCAAATCCGTAGGCATACGTCTCCAGGTTTGTGTACGGAATGGAATGCTCTGCGTACATATTTTCGCAATTGATTCTCCAACCATCTGGAATATTGTAGCCAATCATTCCATGAAGAGCTTTGATCCAATCACGGCTTTCGTGTGCACCCGACGTAATGCTGCGTGCATGAATATAGTCGTTGTACATCGACGTGTTCTCACCATCAAGCTTCTCGTGAACGATCACATTCTTTCCCTCGAAGATTGATACATCCGGCATCATGCGATCGTCATCGTTCATCCCTGGCGACCACGGAAGATGGAACGTGCGAGGATACTTAACGTACTTGATAAACAGATGAAGAACATTGCCTTCCTTGAGAATTTTCTGAACGCTTTCATCGTCGAACAGTTCACCAGGAAGTCTACGAGCAGCGTCCAGCACAATGTTGCCCCACTTATCGTACACTTGGTCAGAGTACAGGTGCGGCGGCAGACAAGGATTGACGTTTGAGAGGCCGCACATTTCACGAACGCTTTCGACACTGATTAGCGTCATTTCACATTCGAGATGGTGTTTGGCACAAACGCTGGCACCGTTCTCGAGGTAATAGCCTCCGTCGGGCCAAAGACGTCGCTCGAGAATGTGATGGGCGTCTACTGCCGGGGCCTCACAAAACACGCAGCGATAGTTGTCCCTGGCGAAAACGCCTTCCCGGAACTGCTCGCGTGTTAGTAAGTGTGCCATTTTACTGCCCCCTATGTTAGGTGTGGGGATTGTACCGTAAAATGGGTGAAAGGTCAAGCTGTTTCGCGTCGCTTCCAAATCGTGAAACGTACGTCGGGAGCTTCGTTGTGCTTGTAGACCTTGTCGGTAACAAACTGCTCCATGAGGTATTTGGTAGGGAAGAATTTATCGCAGTTGTACGCCTTGTTGATAGCCGTAATATACGCTGTATCAGCAAGTGCAATCCCTTCCTGGAAGATTCGCTCACCGCCGATGAAGAAGATTGTTTTTTCCAGATCGTCGTCTGTGAGGTGCTTCTCGACTTCACCGATGCTCTTTACCGCAGTTGCATTAGTAAGTTCTTCAACAGCAGAACTAACAACAAAACAGCGGCGATCGGGTAGAGCACTGGTTGCATTCTTGCCATCCAGGCGATTATTGATATCTTCATATGTTGTTCTTCCCATTACACAAATTTGTCCGGTGGTTCTGTTCTTGAACCACTTGAGGTCTTGAGGATGATGCCATGGAATCTGTCCGTCTTTGGCAAAGCCACCGTGTATGTCGACGGCAGCAATCACCGCATATTTTCTGCGTGGTGCTTCATCGAGCATTTGTTGACGTTCCGCGGCCCTTCGAGCTGCTTGCACGCGTTCGATTTGTGCCTTGCGTGCTTGCTCCTGTGCCTGCCTGATTGCCTCTCTGTATGCTTCTCTGTATTGTTCTTCGGTCATGTTCAGTCCTTATACAAATTCTGCGCCATTCTCTTGGAGAATGATCATTGCTTCCGTCAAACGCCCTTCACGGTCGAGATCATCTTGCATGACCCACGAAACATCGAAAAACACTTTGTCAAACCTTTGACCACGAAGCGCCTCTGCACTGTTTTGCACCATCCGCTCAGCACACATGAACCGATACACTTGGCCGTTGGGCACAACGATTGTGTCAGGAGACCAATCACTGCGTGAATCAATCGTGCCTTTCATTTCAGGAAACAGCTCACCAACCAACACGTGAAATTCACGAGCGAACCACTTCGTGCACAAAGAGTTCTCACCAACATAAAGATAACGAGCGTTGGTGTCGCCAAGTTCCAATTCACCGAGCATCAAATAAGCACGTGCAACGGTCTGTCCCTCTCCTCGGCCAATCAACTGACCCCTCTCAATCTTCCGAATGACATCGTGAAGACGAAAAAGGTCAAGTTGTTTGAAGGCGGGAAGCAGATACATATTAGATCCCCAGCATCTTGTTCAGGTCTTCGACGCCGATAACCTTGACGCCGAGCTCGCGAGCTTTGGTAGCCTTGCCAGACGTGCTGTCTTTGTCTTCGGCAACAAGGTACGTCGTGTTGCCGCTGACAGCACTGCCCATTTTGCCGCCTTGATCTTCGACCAGTTTCTCGAGTTCCTTCGAACGGAAGCCAGTGAAGACAAACGTCTGACCGCTCAACGAGCCACCCTTCTTCGATTCGTACTTGGCGATCGACACGTACTTCTTGATCTTGCCAAGGAACTCCTGGAATTTCGGATAGCCAGCAGCGATTTTCGATGCAGTTTTCTGCTCGAAACCTTCAACAGTGAGGATGTTCGGCACCTTCGCGCACTTCGTCATGTCGCCGTCAAACGCTTCGTACAGCTTCTTCATTTTGCGAACACCAACACCACGACCGAACGCAGAGTGTGAACCCATCAGCACGTACATCGGAATGTTCGTCAGCTTTTCACGGAGACCTTGGAACACCTTTTTGCCGATCGGTTGTGAGCCAAGCAGTGAAGCGAAATCTTCCTGGGTCAGTTCGATGATGCTCTCAGGCGTTTCGAAACCCGCATCGAAGATCACTTGAAGGTTCCCCTCCCGAAGATGCGGTGCGTCGATCGACGCAAAGAAGTCATTCAACTGTTCGAACTTGACGGTGCTGTTTGTACTTGCGTTTTTCAGCACGAGGTCAACACCAGTCTTCGTCCACTCAGCATCCTGAGTCGGCATCGAAGCCTGCTTGGCAGGCTTGACAACTTCAAGGATGAACGGGATCACGTCGCCGGAACGAGTAATCTTGATCTGTGCTCCCGGACCGATCTTGTTCTCGCTGATGAACTTCGCATTGAAGCCAGTAGCATGCTGAACTGTAACACCAACAAGCTCAACCGGCGCGATCTTGACACGAGGCTTCAAGTAGCCGTCCTTCGAGATGTTCCACTCGACTTCCTTGACAGTCGCGATGGCAAGGTTGGAAGCGTCAGCAATCTTGAATTTGCGAGCGAATTCAGGATTAAGAGTGTCTTTGCTCGGATTGACTTTGGCGCGGATCTCAGCGTTGTCAATCTCAATCACAAGACCGTCAATCTCATAAGCAGAGTTGTCGCGGTATTCTTCAAGAACCGCCGCAAGATTGGCGTCAGTAAACCACGAACCTGGTGCTGAAGAGAACTTCGGATGTGTGAAACCACGCTCTTTGAGAAGCCGAAGCTGTTCACGTTTCGGCATTCCTTCCGGACGAATCACTTCGTAGCCGACAACGTCAATGTAGTCATAAACCACTTCGGCGTTCGCGGAAGCGTTCATCACGCCTGCCATCATATTGCGAGCGTTCTTGTACGCTTGACCACCGCGACGCTTGGCAACCGTCTGCACTTTCTTGAAGTTTGCTTTGCTGATGATTGCCTCAGCACGAACAACCATCGGTTCTTTCACATTGGACGGAACACTCTTGATTTTGGAGATGTGGCGGGTAATGTCCGCACCTTCAACTCCGTCGCCTCGGCTGTAAGCGATTTGCAGTTTGCCCTTTTCGCCGTAGATGATCAGCACGCTAACACCGTCCAGTTTCTCGGTGATTACGAGCTGTTTTTCGCCGAGGGTGTACTTCTCAACCCATTTCGGCATGTCGCCCTCGTATGCTTGGGTCAGCGAGCCCATCTTGAACGGCAGTTTGATCTTGCCACCACGCACAGAGCTTCCAACACCCGTGAAGTACACGTGGGAAGGTGCCAGGCGGTGTGTGTAGCGTTTTAGAGCGTCGTATTGCTCGTCGGTAAGGAACGACTCGCCGTCGTTCGTGTAGAGATCGTCTGCTGCGGTAAGAACTTCGAGGATATCTTCCAAATCGAAGTCTTCGAAAGAGCCAAGAACGAACATTTCTTGGGCGGTTTTGGTGCCTTGTTCAAAGGTGAGCATTTACTGGTCTCCGTACATGAAATACAGAGGCCATTATACCACAAACCCCTAAAGGGGTCAACTATCTCCGTTAAACGTCATCTCGATTTGGGAGATATTCAAGCAGTTTGTCTGCCGGAAAGAAACGAGCACCTTGATAATGCCGCGGCGGATGTTTGGCTCGGTGTTGATGCGATGGTCCCCAATGACATCCCACTGTGAAATGATGCCTTTTTCGCGCATATCCTCCAAATACATCTCAAGAAAGCCGACAAGTTCGTCGAATTTGTATGTTTTGTCGAGCAAAGTGTGCTGACGAGAGATGTACTCGTCGCAAACGTCTTCGACAACCTTCTTGAACTCGTTGAGAAGTCTCTTCGAGTTAATGTTTCGGGTCTTGTACGCAACTTTGAAATCGCTCATTTGTGTCATCTCCGCTCGAAACAGCTATTGTTATTTATTGATTGTCGAATTCTTTTTTCAACTGGTCGTACAGTTGACGACGTCGATCTTGTTCCAATTTCTCCTGGTATGCTTTACGTTGTTGTTCCTTTTCCTGTTTCTTTTTCTCAAGCTCGTGAATGAAGTCAGAGACAGGTGTGTAAGTCTTTGGAGTTTCTGTGACCTCACACTCTTCAACAACGACATGCTTGCTGAGATAAGTGCCAGTATGGCTACCACGTCGCTGGAGATGATTCTTTAGATCACCGATACGTTTCCACTTGCGTGCTTTTTCCATTGGACCAAACTTGGTGGCATAGCGACCTGTTACGTATGTTCCGTCTTGTGCTCGAAGTTTGTAAACGATCATACAGCAACCTCCATCTTGATGGCGGGATGGCTTTCGTATCCTCGTATGACAAAGTCTTCATATTTGAAGTCGTTGATGTCAGCGACCTTTCGAGCGAACTTGAACGATGGTGACGGATACGCAACACGAGCCAGTTGTTCCTTGAGAGCGTCAATGTGATTGACGTACACGTGCGTATCACCACCATTCCAGATGAACTCACCTGGTATCATGTTGGCAACCTCGCAAAACATGCGCAGGATGAAACTGTATTGTACGATGTTGAAAGGAACACCAAGTCCGATATCACACGATCGCTGGTTCAACATCAACGAGAGCTCGTACTTTGGTACACCGTTGACACCAAACACCTGTTCAAGGTCTGCTTCAGAAATGTCATCTGGCACGTAGTGCGTTTTAGATGCGTGTCTGACTCGCTCGAGGAGCGTTAACGGTCTTGTATAGAACTGGAAAGCATAGTGACATGGTGGGAGCTTCATTTGTGGAAGGTCAGCGACGTTCCACGCTGAAACGATCAAACGTCGATCGAGTGGGTTGTTCTTCAGTTTGTCAACCAAAACAGCAATCTGGTCGATATGATTGACGCGGTGCTCGTCAGGAACCCATTCACTGCCCTCTGCGTGTGCTGGGACGAACTGAAACTGCTGCCAGTTTCGCCACTGAACACCATACACAGGACCGAGATCACCGTTTTCGTCTGCCCACTCGTCCCAAATAGTAACGCCGTTGTCTTTCAGATACTTGATGTTGCTGTCACCAGACATCATCCACAGCAATTCATGGATGATTGACTTGGTATGAACCTTTTTTGTTGTAAGCAACGGAATAGTACCATCGCGTAAATTGAAACGCATTTGATAGCTGAACACACCAATTGTGTCCACGCCAGTGCGGTTGGGTTTGCGTACTCCATAGTTGAACACGTAATTGACGAGTTTTGTGTACTCATCGTCGTGAAATGATGTCATTCTTCGTCTCCCTCTGGTTCTACCTCAAACAGTTCTGCATCACGCACCCACTTCTTCCACGTGCCGACCTTTTCGTCGACGGGGGTGATCTCAAACAGTTCATCGACTTTGTTGCTTCGTAGAACCTTTTTGGCAGTTCTACCTGTCTTTCTGACTTCCAAGTTATCATACACGTATGTTTGTTCTTCGCTCATTATAGTACCGTCACGTTTGTTGTAATTGTTGCACGTCGAAAGACAATAGGCACCCATTCTCGTGGTTCACCGTATTTGTTTTGCATCTTACGACGGATTTCATGTTCCCATGCCTCTCGACTTGCGAACACAACGAAGTCAGTTTTTGGTTCAGAGCCTCCTGGATAGCCGTGCCCAGGATTAGTTCTGCTTCGTTCGTCGCCAGGAATGTAAATGCTACCGAACACGAGAATAGCATAACAATCATCCTTCCCAACAACAGGAAGATCATCCAGTGAGTGTACGTACTTCATTGACTTGTAGTCAATCAGTAGTTCTTTTTCGCTCATGGTCCCTCCTGCGGTTCGGATCCTTCGTACCACTCATCCTCTTGCGGAGGAACAAGGTGCTGTTCAACAAAATTTCTGTCCTGTGTGAAAATAGGAATGTCATCGTCGATGAAGTATCGTGGTGACGACAGAGTAGGACTCCACTTGGGGTGCTGATATACAGCCGACCCACGCTTCATCCACGTCTTCAAATCGTTCCAGTTCTTTCCGTGTTGTAGCATCAGCATGTCTTGTACTTCGCTGTTGGACTTACCGACCATTTCCTTTTGTGAAAAGAAGAAACGCCCGTACATCTGCACGCTGTTGCGTGAAGCGTCCTGTTGACGCCAGATGAAGTAGTTGACAACTTCTTCCTTGGGAAGATTGAACACACGACTGTCAAAGTGAGCGAGATCACCAACCCACGTAGGTTTGCCTCCTTCGGCAATTCGTTCGAGGTGGTAGTTGAATGCGGCGGATGCAACGCTTGCTGACAATGAACACATTTTCTGAACGTTGCCACCGAACCACTGTTGTGTTTCGTGGCGGTCCCAGTCTCTCAACACAATAGAGATCTCGTCGCTCTGTGTGTAAACGAACACAGCGTTCTGGACTTGGTTGAACAGTGACGCACTTGTTGCAGCCATTGTTTCGTGCATGACTTCACTGAACGGTGAGACTTTCAGGGACGGATCAATGATCTGGTTGTCAAACAGGGGGCCGCGTGCACTAAACTTTTTCTCTTCTACAAGACGTTTCGTGAACGTGTGGAATGCTCGTCCGTCGACCCGAATGATTACAGGCGTGCGGCGAAGGAGGTGGCTTCGTGTGGTGGCTTCGTACTCTTTCATACGATCGCCGAGAGTTGTCTTGTCAGTCATGGTTGGGATTCTCTTTTAAGAATGCCCGTCCAGTTTACAAGAATAATTTGGGGACGTCAAGGGTATCAGGAATTTACCCTTATCATATAAATACAGCGAGGTGTGTACGTGGGGCAAGCGATAAGTACCGCGTAAAATCGTAAAGCAAATACTTTACAAAGAGGGTTCCTATGGGACAAGTTGTCACATTACCAGAAATCAAATTGAAGACCGAACTCGACTATAGCCAGTTCGAAATTCTATCTACCGAAGCGCTGCGGCTCATCCGCTCCCGCAGAAGCTGCCTCAAAAACGACAAACACTGCGAAATCATCCAAGCTGAAGTTGAAGGACTGTCTGAACTGACAACAGCGACTGTTAATGGTCGCCTTTCAACATCTCGACGATAATCTCCATTAGCTTGTCAACTTTCTTGTTGATCACTCTGAAGTCGTCCACATCACGCGAGTCGTGATCTTCGAGACGTTGTGTTACATTCTCAATTTTTACAACTAGCACCTTCTGTTCACCTTCTATCGCACTAATTTTGCTTTTCAGTTCTGAGTCGACTGTGCCAACACGGTCTCTGAGTTCGGAAATACGCGAATGAATTTGCGAACCTTCCATACTTGGAAGTTGCGACTTCAATGCGGCGTTGCCATTGAGAGTTGAGCGAGCCTTCATGTAATTCAGAGCGAGCGCGAGCAACCCCGTGACAATAGCAATCACAGATCCGACCACAGCGAATGCGCCTGGCCATGTAATGTTCGTAAGAGTTTCTACCATAGATCCGTCCTAAAAATGTCCCCTATATTTATTCGTTGGGGCGGTTAGACGGTCTATGCAAACTCCTCACTCGCAATAATCCATGATTTAACAAAGGCACTACGCACGATATCGTGATGTGTGAAATGTACCACTTCAATCTCAGGCATACGTTCCGCAATCTTGATCAGGATGTCCATACCCGTTTGCTCGTGTCTCCTGCGTAGATCTGTTTGTGGCAGGTCTCCGACAAAGATTAGGCGTGAATTTTCACCAAGTCGAGTGATGATTGAGTTAATCTCGTGGAACGTCATGTTCTGACCTTCGTCGACAATGATGACGGCATTGTTCCACGTCACGCCACGAACGTAAGATGTTGTGCTGAATCGTACAACACCTGCATCTTTCATGTCTTGATAGGAGTTTGCCTTACCAAGCAACTCAGCGAACATCTCAGCGTATGGAAGCTCGTATAGTGCTTCCTTTTCTTCCCGCGTGCCTGGCATGTAGCCCATGTCTCGGGTTGGCACAGCGGAGCGTACAAGGATGATCTTGTCGACTTTTTGTGAGTGGAACATCTCATTCAACGCCAAATAGATTGCGATGAATGTTTTTCCGGTTCCTGCTGGGCCATGCCCACATACATGCTTGCCTTCAAAGAAGGCACGGAACATTATTTCTTGTGTTGGTGTGAGTGGTCTAATGTGCTTCAAATCGTGCTTCGTCCATGTTTTACGTTTTGGTCCTTCGTATATTGCTCTCCCGTTGTTGACCAGCGCTTCTGTAAGGTCATAGATACGTGCTTTGTGATTATTCTTGCGCTTTCTAGACATAGAGTGCCTCCTCCAGAAAAATGAGTACAAGGATGCTGCAAGGGGTTTGCGAAAATGCGGAGAGGGTGGTGCGGTAGAGCGTCGTTATTAGTCATCTTATTCAGCCATGTTATGCGTAGGCTGAGATTATTTATACGACTCGGGCAACTTGTGAAAAAGCCCTGTGGTGCGGGAGACTTAGCTGAGAGACAGGTCAACTTTATTTGGATCGTACTCGTAGACCGCTACGTTCTTACCTTCAGGTGTCACTGTGATTAGCTTTGCGGGGTAGCCCCACAAGTTGGTCAGATACCGCAGTGTCTTAACTGTGTCTTCTTGATCTAGCTTGTGACGCTTGGTTGTGGCGTGTTGCAACGTAATGGAACGGTCTCCCCACACATCTACGTTGACAACCTGAACGTATGGAAGATTGTTGTTGGCGTTTTGTTGTTCAGCAAGACGTTCCCGAACACGTTGATAGCCTTCGTCGTTTTGAATTGCCTCCACAAGGTATGTTGGGTTCTCGTCATCGTCCAGAACGTAAAACAGCTGGAAGTCGCGGATAACCTTTGGTGAAAGATATTGAAGGATGAAGCTTTCGTCCTTATAGTTGTATGCAGCCTCTTTCAGGGTGCCCAACCAGTCACCATTACCAGCCCACGAAAACCACTTGCGGTCTTCTTCGGTTGGTGTCATGGCGATTCGCTTAATGTCTTGGAACATAGCGAAGCCAAGAGCGTACGGGTTAATGTCAGCAAATTGTTTTTGATTGATAACACCAGTGTGCGAGGCAAGGAACTCCAACATGAAGCCATCGGTAACGAGCCCACGCTCGTACATATCGTTCATCAGCGTGTAGTGCCAGAACGTTGCCCAGCCCTCATTCATAATTTTTGTCAGCATCTGAGGATAGAAGTACTGAGCGATCTTACGAACGATGCGAATGATCTCACGTTTCCACGGATCAAGATTTGGTGCGTGTTTTTCAATGAAGTACAACACGTTCTCATCAGGTTCTGATGGGAACTTGATCTCTTTCTTATTTTTTGCCTCTGTTGGTGAGGGAATTGTGCGCCAGATGTCGTCGAATTGTTCCTGCTCATAGGCATTGCGTGATTTGCGACGTTCTTCTGTCTTGAGCTTTGAAAGAGGTGTTGGTCTCTTGTAACGGTCGATACCATTGAGCCGCAGTGCGTGTGCTGCGTCGAGGACCTTTTCTACCTCTTTCCATCCGTACTTCTCCTCACACTCCGCAATGTAGTTCTTGGCGAAGACGAGATAGTCAATAATAGCGTCGGCGTCAGTCCATTGTTTGAAGTTGACGTTGTTCTTGAAGAAAGAGTTGTGACCAAAGCAAGCGTGTGCAACCACAAGCGACTGCATTGCCATTGTGTTTTCTTCCATCAAGTATGCAATACAAGGGTTGGAGTTAATGACGATCTCATACGCCAGTCCCATGTAGCCACGCTTGTACATCTCGGATTCCTTGACAAATTGCTTTCCGAATGACCAGTGTGAATAGTACGTTGGCATACCGACAGCAGAGTATGCGTCAAGCATTTGCTCGCTGGTGATGATTTCAATTTGGTTGGGATAGTACGTGAGATCGTACTCGTCCCTAGCGATCTTTTCCAAAAGCAAATAGACCGATTCGATTTCTTCGAACGTCCAATCCTTCCCAGCATCAAATTTGACGGGATCTGTCACGATGGCCTTCTTTCAAACAGCTTAATGAATACAGGATACACGTCTTTCGCCTCTTCGACAAGCGCGCAATCAAGGTTACGGTGTTTACCTTTTGCGGTCTCAAACAGATCCCAAAGGTTGTCAGGATCGTGAATGTGTCCAGACCAGGCAGAAGACATCTCATTGTTGATTTGCACGTAGGCGTAATACTGAACAAGAGGCAATATCTGTTGTGTTAGCAGGCGTTGAACTTCGGGATTATCGTAACCAAAGTTGTCACCGTCAGAAGCGTGTGCGACGTAGATATTCCACAAGCTGGTTGGGTATCTCTCTTGGATCAGATCATAGACCTTTTGGAGAGCCTTTGACGTAACAGTACCACCACTGTCCGTGCCGTAGAAAAAGTCTTGTTCGTCAGTCTCCGTTGCAACAGAGTGATATTTAATGTTGACGATCTCGATATGCGTGTAGTGTTTTTCAAGGAACAGCTGGAGGAGGATGAAGAACGTCTTAGCCATTTCCTTCATGTGCTCTGACATTGAGCCAGACACGTCCATTACTCGGAAAATCACCGCTTGTGTTGTTGGAATAGACACTCTCGACCAGTGATTGTATTTCAAGTCGATTGGATCGAGGAACGGAACGGCTTTCAGCAGGCGTTTTGTAACCTCAATTTCGTGGAGCAGTCGCTGCTTTTCTGCAATAAGTTCCTCGCTCACCTCGAACCCACGCTCTGTTGTTTCCTCGTCAATTTTTTTGAGGACGTGTGCAAGCTGTTCTTCAAGCTCACGCAGTCGACGTTGCTTGGAAGCACGAAGAGCAAGACGGCGTGATTTGGCACGACGCATTGAGCGTTCGATGTTGAGAGTTGCTGGTGCACCGTCTGACGTGAGACCGGTGCGACGGAGTTCCTCTTCGTTGACAATAGAGAGGTTCCGCTTAACAAGGTCTGGCAGCTCACAGTTCTCAAAGAAAAGGTCTAGGAACTCTTCTTTGGTAAGGTGAAACACAAACGTGTCTTCACTTTCACCATCAGGCGATCCCTTTGGACCACTTTCGCCTTCACCGCTCTTTGGACGTTGGATCTTATCACCAGGAACAAAGCGGTCATTGCCAGGTCGAACGATGTCGTTGATGCCTGTCCCATCATGGTGGAACCATGGCTCGTCAAGGTTTCGAATAGGAATGCGAACCTTTTTCTTAGCGCCGCCCGCCAAATCACCAAGGTTACCATCTTTGATGGTGTCCTTGACAGACTCTTTGAGCAGATCTCGAACTCGTCCAATGAACTTACGACGATTGACCGAGCTCTTACCTTTGTCGTTTTTACGACGGTCAACGATTACGTGTGACATAGTGTCCTTAGCTCCGAAAGGGGAGCCAGGCTCCCCTTTTATTTACGGGCTATTAGCTGTTCTTGCGATAGCGCATGTACCATTCCACCAGCAAGCGAACTTGCTTCTCGGTGTAACCTTTGGTCATCATACGCTTCACGAAGTCGTTGTGCTTGCTTTCCTCGTCGGACGTTGACTTCTTGCCGAAAGAGATAACTGGCAACAGGTCTTCGGTGTTGGCAAACATCTTCTTCTCAATCACCACACGAAGCTTTTCGTAAGAGGTCCACGATGGGTTCTTACCACCGTTGTTCTTGGAGGCACGCAGAACAAATCCAACAACTTCGTTTCGGAAGTCCTTAGGATTCGAGATACCAGCAGGCTTCTCGATCTTCTCCAGTTCGGAGTTGAGGGCTTCACGATCATACATCTCCCCTGTATCAGGGTCGACGAAGTCGATGTTCTGGATCCATGCATCAGCGTACAGAATGTAGCGATCAAAGAGGTTCTGACCATACTCGCTGTATGACTCGAGGTATGCCTTCTGGATTTCATCCGAAAGGAACTGAGCATACTTCGGTACGAGAATACCTTTGATGAAAGTGATGTACTCTTCCTCGGTTGCAGCAGGCAGCGATTCTTGCATCAACTGCTTCTCGAGAACGTACGTCAGGTGAACAGGGTTTGCAGCGATTTCTGTGCTGTCAAAGTTGAACGTCTGCGACAGAATCTTGTACGCAAACCGCGTTGACATGCCTGTCATACCTTCCTTGACACCAGCCAGTTCCTTATACTCTTGGAGTGACTTGGCACCTGGATCTTTGTCTTTCAGGTTCTTGCCGTCGTAGATTTCCATTTTAGTGAACAGCGGCGAATTTTCTGGCTTCTCAAGACGGGTAAGAACTGAGAACTGAGCCAGCATTTCAAGTGTTCCCGGAGCGCAATGGGACTTGCGTAGTGAGCTGTTCGAGATCAGCTTCTTGTAGATGTCGACTTCTTCGGACACACGCAAGCAGTATGGAACCTTGACGAGCGACAACCGGTCGATGAACGCTTCGTTTCGCTTGTTGTTGCGGAACATTTCCCACTCAGCTTCGTTCGAGTGAGCGATGATGATACCGTTGAATGGCATAGCTGCCATACCTTCGGTTCCGTTGTATGAACCACCTTGAGTTGCATCGAGCAACGGGTGTAATGTCTTGATGTTTGCCTTGAACATTTCAGCAAAATCGACAATACCTTGTGGGGTGACGTTCAACGCACCAGAGTAGCTGTACGAATCAGGATCGTCCTGAGAGAACAGTTCCAGTTTGCGGATGTCTACCTTACCAACAAGTGTTGAAATGTCTTGGTTGTTTTCATCACCTGGCTCAACCTTAGCGATAGCAACACGGCGGAGCTGTGACGGATAGATTTTGACAACCTTGAATTTGGTGATGTCGCCTTGAAACTCTTCAAGACGCTTGGTTGCCCAAGGAGACATGATTGGTTTCAGTGCATGCTTTGGAATGCCGTATGTTTCTTCGAGAGTTGGACCATCTTGTTCAGAATCGAACAATCCAAGAGGGCTCTCATAAAGTGGTGATACAGCTTTGTCGGCTTTGAGGGTGTAAAAGGGAACGGCTTCGAACAGCTCCTTGAGTCGCTCGACGAGCGAGGACTTACCACCACCGACAGGACCCAACAGATACAGAATCTGTTTCTTCTCTTCCAGCCCCTGAGCTGCGTGCTTGAAGAAAGCAACGAGCTTTTCAATCGTTTCTTCCATTCCGTAGAACGGAGCAAACGACTTGTACGTGCGAATCTTTCTGTTCATAAAGATCCGGCTTAGCCGTTGATCTTTTGATGTGTCGAGGATTTCTGGATCACCGATAGCGAGCAGCATACGCTCAGCAGCTGATGCGTAAGCGCTTTTGTCTTTCTTGCACAGCTCGAGATACTCCTTGAGGGTGTATTCTTGTTGCTGGTGACTATCGTAGCGTTCACGATATTTCGAGAAGACATTTGTATCGTGGGTTGTCATATTGGAGTTCTCCTTAGATCAAGCTTACAAGACTAACTATACAAAACATTTTTAGGGTTGTCAACCATTTATTTGTTCCAACTTTCCTTTGTGCCGAGGGAAAGGACTTCTGTGAACCCAAACTGAAAGGCGTAGTTGATGGCGGCTTTCAGTGTATCGTCGCTCTCTGATTCACCAAAGAAAATCAGCGTTCGCGCTTTAGGTTCACGAACCAATAACGACAGCTGCCGCAGTGAAAGGTTCACAGCACCAGGCAACGTTCCATCACGAAAGCTAACAGGACTACGCATGTCGATGAGCATTGCTCCCTTGTCGACAAGCTGTTGTGCTCGCTTTCCACTAACTCTTTTTGCTGTAATCAGCATTTTTATTCTCCTTACGGGAGAAGCAGGGCTCTTGTAATGAACAGTGCTTCTTCCATCGTATCTGTGCGCATTGGGCACGCTTCACGAAGCATAGCGTGCTCGTGAATACCTTGCTTTTCCATCACGAGGACGACTGGCTTATTAAACGCAGCAGCCCAAGCGATTTCCATGACTGTGCCGATTGATACCTTTGTCGCTCCAAGGAAGTTGACAAAGATCAAGTCTTTCGTACGGCAATCGTGGAAGTCTCGTGTATATATGCCTCGTTGCGTCGACAGAATATACTGATCATATTGATCTTGTAGAGTCGTTTGTTGTGCCAGATAGTGTTTCGCACGCAGCGGCGAAAAGCACGTAATTTCTGGTGCAAGTTGGTCCTTGACAAAGTCGCGCCAGTCTGTGCAACCTTCAAACGACAAGCCTGTGATTGGTCCTGCAAGATATACTGATGGTTTCATGTTAGTAATCACTTCCGCCGAACGGATAGCCCTCTTCTGCTTTCATGCGAGCATCTCCGCCTTCGAGGATCTCACGCTCTTTCTTGAGATCGCGGTTAATTGCTTTGTCTGCGTCAAACTTGTCAGGATAACGAGCGCGCAGCTTTGCAATGTTTCGTTCACGAACTTCATCCCAATCCGCATCAAGTGCGTCAATCAGGAGTGCTTCGTACCAGTTGAGATCGCCAACTTCTTCGGCGAGATTGACTGTGTCGAGGTTCTGTTGAACTTCGAGCTTTGCTTGGATTGCTTCCATCAGTTCACCAGCTTCGGTCGCAATGCCGATGATTGCATGGAGTACTCTTGTATCCACATGGATGACATCTTGGAAGGAACGTGTCAGTGGAAGATACTTTCCACGTCGTAGTTCAGTGTCGGCTTCCGTGAGTGCATTAGTGATGCTCAACCACTTTTCTTCATTGATGGGCTTACCATAGAAGATGTGTTTCTTGTATAGATCGAGCAGTTGCGATGATGCGACAAATGCTTGAACGACGGCTTGGAAAGCAAAGCGGTCATTGACTTTGGCTGTGTCGATCCTGCTCTCTGTGCGGATCGCGTTTTGTACGTAGGTTTTTGAGTCCATGTTATCCTTCTCCAGTGAATGATTCACTATAAAGGATTACATTTAGGTTGACAACTTAGGGGACTTTGCGTGCGATGATAACACCAGAGTTCTGCGAACGCCAGTGATAGCCGAATGGAAATGGAAGAGGGTGTAGAGGTGCAAAAGCACTGTAGGCACGCTCAAGATCGGGCTGATAACCATAGTTGAAGTCAGCAATTGGTCGAGCATATTGACCATACAGTTTGACGTTCCATCCACGTGTTAGGAAGCGATATGGAACACCTGTATCGTCTTGAACCAATACTTCTGTCACTTCAAGGATCGTGTCACGAATGTCTGTAAATTGTGGATCGTGCAGCAGGTATGAAGCTGATTTCAACAATGTGTATGTTGGCTTAACGGATCGAATGCCGTCAAGGAATGAGGGATTGTGGTTGCGCAGTCCAACGTTGGTTGCATCAAGTGAATAGTAGTACAACACTTGA